TGCACGTTTTATACGCCAGTCATCGAGGGTCCGACAAACGGTATTTATCTCGACTATGCAGACGGAAATTTGTTTCTCGGCGGCACTTCCGAGGCGTGCTCGAATATCGGCGTGACGCTGACCGCAAATGCTACGCGCAACACGTTCCACAACATGGATTTCGAAGTAAATGCTGTCTCGGATTGGGACGATTCCGGCGTTCAAAACAGTATGATTAAGTGCGACACGAACGTCCTTGCCTCGCTGAAAGGAACAAATGGTGAGATCCATGGTGGCGCTCATAACGCGATCACGATTTCTGCATCTTCGACTGGCGCATGGATACATGATCTTAGGTACAACCGAAATGGAAATGGTTCCATCATTTCTGACAGTGGTGTTTTGACGCGCAAGCAGGGGTGCATGAATGCTGGAAGCGGCCTGTATGATGGTCCCGCATCTGCGTTCGCCATCACGCCAAGCGCCGGCACGTACACGAACAACAGAACTGTCAACGTCGGCATTGCCATGACCGGTGGCACCGTCACCAATGTAACGCTCGTCCGAGGCGGCACTAGCACGACAGTCTATAGCGGCACCTCTCTCGGCTCCGGGATCTTTGAAACTTCCCCAGGCGACGTTCTCAATTGGAGCGGAACTCCTAGTGTCGCTAACGGCTACCCACGTGTGAGCGTCTGATTTAGGATTAAATATGAAAAAACTCTTCGTTTCGATAATCGCATTCGTTTCGTCTATTACGTTTGCGTCGACGACTGTCCCCATCCAACTACTCAGCCCCACGGGATCGTCGAACGGGCAGGTCATCACGTCAAGCGGAGCGTCAAGCGCTCCCGCATGGGCGACGCTTCCTGTAACTGTTACTGGCCTAACGGCGGGAACAGGAATCGCCGTTAGTGGCGCGACGGGCAATGTAACGGTATCGCTCGCTAGCGCTGCGGCTAATACCGTGCTTGCCAATTCCACCGGATCGAGCGCAGTCCCTACGCCATTTACGATGCCGTCGTGCTCGACCTCGTCGAGTGCTTTAAATTACACGTCCGGCACTGGAATAGGATGCAACTCTACTCTTGCGACATCCGGCGCTAACAGCAACATCACGTCTTTGTCTGGCCTGACGACGCCGCTGTCGGTGGCTCAGGGTGGAACCGGCGTTGCAACATCGACGGGAACGGGCTCTGTCGTGCTATCGACTTCACCGACTCTGACGACGCCGAATCTTGGCACCCCATCGGCTGCCACGCTCACAAATGCTACGGGGCTACCGGTATCGACCGGCATATCCGGTCTCGGCACCGGTGTCGCAACCGCGCTCGGGGTCGCAGCCGATGGCAACGGCGCTATCGTTTTATCGAATTCTCCGCAGATTAACCAGCCGAATATCCAGGGCGTGACAAACGGTAGCGCGGCTGCCGCAGGCCAGGTTGGCCAACTTCTCACCGCGACAGGATCGTCGGTGAGCATCACGAATAGCACGTCGACCAATTGCGCGAGCGTGAATCTCACCGCCGGTGACTGGAACGTGTGGGGGAACATCGACTATGTGCCGGCTGGCGGCGCTCAATTTAGTAACGTTCAAAGCGGGATCGGAACGACGAGCGCGACACTTCCATCTGCCCCGAACTATTCACAGGCCGTATACCCGGCAACCAGCACTTTTGGGCAATCTTCGATGCCTCCTATGCAGGTTCAAAACGTATCCGGCACCACGACGGTTTATCTGGTTGGCAACGTTGGATTCTCGTCTGGAACTGCAACCATGACATGCTTTATTAGCGCGCGTCGCATTCATTAATAATGACAAAACGGGGAAACCAATGAGCATTCGACTTAGTCCAGAACAAGTTCACGCGCTACGCTGCGTCGAACGTGGTGAACTTGACACCGCAGAAGGGCACGACCTATTGCACCTCGACGTGCTGGGGTTGATCGTCGCCGAGCATCCCGATCACGGCATTTCGTGGACGATCACTCAAGCCGGCCGCGACTGGTTGGAGCAAGAGAAATGAGCGAGCGCGACGAACGCATCCTGCAACTGGCGGCGCAGGGGCTCACCAAGATAGCCATCGCCGAGCGGCTGGGTATCAGCCGAATCACCGTACATCGAGTCTTGGCAAGGAGCAAGCAATGAACCTAGACGGCGGAATGGGGTATATCGTCTCGGCGATCATCGGCTCGATTGTGATGTATATGCTCGATCGACTAGGGCGTCATTCGGACCACAAAAAGGAAGACGTAGACGGGGCGCACGAAAAGGCCGATGCGCTCGAAAAGCAGTTTCTGCAATACAAGGTCTACGTCGCGGAGAACTACCACAAGAAGGACGAGCAACGCGATTTCGAAAAAGCGGTGTTCGCCAAGCTCGATGACATCATGAAGCTGATGGGAACGAAGGCAGACAAGGAGCATTGACATGGATACGGATAACGAGGCGCTGCTCGTCCAAGAGCTTCGGCGGGATGAGGGTGTGCGCTATACACCGTATGCCGACACGATGGGAATCCCTACTGTCGGGGTTGGGCACAACCTGCAAGCGTCACCACTGCCGGCTGGATGGTCGTATCCGCTGACCGATGACCAAGTGAATCAGTTGCTCGACGGCGATCTGCTCAACGTCTACCACGACCTCGATCGCAACCTGCCATGGTGGTCGACGCTCTCCGATGTGCGCCAGCGCGTGATCTGCAATATGTGCTTCAACCTCGGGATGAACCGGCTGCTCGGCTTCAAAAACACACTGGCGGCGATGCGGCAGGGCAACTATGACGCGGCGGCAGAGGGGATGCTCAATTCTGCGTGGGCCGATCAAGTCGGCGAGCGCGCGCAACGACTCGCGCAAATGATGCGCACGGGAGAAACGGCATGAGCGGATCAAACATGCGCCCACGTAATTCCTTTGATGACATATCCGATTGTCGGTCGAGTCACCCCGAATTCTCTGGCAATAGCGGCTTTTGTCATGCCGTTTCTGGCTTTCTCTCTAATGATCGGAATATCGGACTCGGTGAGCTTGGAGAAACCATTTCGATCACCCTTGGCGATTCTGTCTGGCTGAGACTGGTAAAAGCTTCGACCGCGCTCAGACATCTGCTTCATGTTCTCTGCTCGATTTCCCCAAGAGAGATGATTGGGATTGCAGCAGGCTGGGTTGTCGCATTCGTGAAGAGCCCAGTTTTTCCCTTCTGGGGGATCTCCATGTCCGATTTGACAGGCAACTCGATTAGATCTAGCGGCGGTTCCGTTAAGGCGAAATTGCCCATACCCATTTGGTCCAAAGGATGCGATCCACGGCCAGCATTCATCGCCGCCGCGAACATTAACTTTCCGCCAAAACCTCGCAATATCGTTCTCATCCATTTGCATGCTCATTCGTGTCCTCCGCGCGGGTGCAGTCCTGCATTTTACAGCTAAGGAGAAAAAAATGTCATGGTCTGATATCGCCAATGCAGCCGAAGCCGTTGCGCCAACTATTGCCACAGCAGTTCTTGGCCCGCTTGGTGGGATGGGAGTGTCCGCGATAGAAAAGGTATTCGGGATTACCCCTCAATCATCGACTTCGTTGGATGAAAGAACCACCGCTGCCGCTGCGGCTATTGCGGGAGCCACGCCGGATCAATTGATAGCTCTCAAGAAGGCCGATCAAGATTTCCAGGTTCAGATGAAGGAACTGGGCTTCAAGGACACTGAAACCCTCGCAAGCCTGGCCGTCCAGGACAGATCAAGCGCGCGCACGATGGAAGTGTCGACGCGCTCAATCATGCCTCCGCTCTTCGGCATGGCGATCATCCTGGGAAGTTTGGGGGCGGCTGCCGCAATCCTTGCTGGCAAGGTTGCGTACGCCAATACGACCGAGGCGACGATGGTCGGTACGGTGATCGGATACCTGTTCAGCGAAGCCAAGGCCGTGCTTGCCTTCTACTTCGGCTCTACGCATGACACCGAACAGGTGAACGACCTTCTCGCCAAGTCGACGCCACCTGGTAACCCGCAATGAACAAGATCGGCCGCTACTTCCTCAATCTCGCCATCCTGCTCGATGAGGCGGCCAATACGCTCGCCGGGGTTCGCCAAACGAAACTATCAGCGAGCGCGCGGCCAAGGCCAGGAACGCCGGGCGCCGCTGGGGCTGCGTGCTATGCCGGGCGCTGAATTTGATCAACCCCGGCCACTGCGACAATGCGCTCACCTCAACCATTGGAGACGATGCCGTCATTCCTGACGGTGAGTGATTTGACCGCATCGCATAGTGCGCGAGCGTCGTCGATCCACGAGGGATAGGCCGGCTCGCCACCCTCTGCCGTCTCGCGTTGATATTGCGCTAGCGCCTCATCGGCCAAGGCTCTCATGCGCGCGGCTGCCGCGGTCAGATCAATCATTCTCCCTTCTCCTTTGCTGTGAGGGCGTCGGCAATGCGCTCCGCGCTCAAGTCGCTCCATGCGAAAGCGCTTAATAGGTCGTGCACTGTCAGCGTGTAGGACACATTTAGCATATCTCCGATAGGATTTCCGTCTTCGCCAGTAGGCCTCATGCAAATGAAGTGAGACCCGATAAACTCGATTACCTGCTCGGGCGACGTCGGAATCTTACGTAGCAATGCGGCCGCCTCGCTCTCCGCTGCGGCTCCCGATCTAACGCACAGTTCTTCCACGCGGTCAGCGTGATGCTCATAGAAGTACTCCGGACGCTGCTGGAATATGACGTAGCCGCCGGGTGGATTCTGAGACGCGACACGCCATGCGACGGTAGGAGCATTGCTCTCCGCTGCGGCTGGCAGGCACATTCTCGCTACCTCATCCTCTCCAGCCATCGCTCGGATGACGCGAGAGCCGTCTGGCTGCGGATCGTCCCGGAGGGTAATCGTCGCCGCGGCTGGCGGGTGAACATAGAGTTTGCGTACCGCGAGTCCTTGCGTCTTGAGTCGCCTGAATATGCTGCCGTCGAGTAGGTCGATCCAATTTCCGTTCGGGTCGCGCCACTGGTACTTGACCGGCTCGCCCCGCTCCCGTAGCTGCGCTTCGAGAGAGGCGACACGCCTCTCTTCTTGATCCAGCGATGCCGCGAGCAGGGCGGATTTGGCTTCGAGGGCGGCGATGCGCGCGGCCTGGGATTCGATCAGGGCGCGAGCCTTCTCGATCAGTGGCCCGACGCCAGGCAATCCTTCGGCGTGGGATAGTCGCTCGCAAATCTCTTTGTGGTCAGTGGTCATGCTGATTGCTCCTGTGCATACATCTCACGCAGAGTCGCTGCGACTTCGGCAGAAACATCGAAGAACCCGAGCGCGCCCTTGCATTCGAGAAACGGGAGCGCCTTGGCGTCGGCGATCTCGAATCCGAATTGCCCTTCGATATGCCATGGCGAGGACCGGCGAGCGCTCGGAGTACAGCCGGTGATCGTTGCAGCGCCGACAATTCCGCCGCGCTCAAGGGCTTGGAAAGATGGCAGGCGGATCGATTGCATGTTCAGCGACTCGCTGAACATCAAGAAGTCCTCCACGTCGTCGTATTCGTCGCGCGTCATGCCCTTGCTAGCATGGATCAACACGCGCCCACGAAACCTCGTCGGCCAGGTGCGGTTCTCGATGTTCTTGTAGCCGTTGACGATCAGCCAAGCCCACGGCTGCCGAATGGATAGCGCTTTCACTGTTTCCCCTCCCGAAGTGCTCGGATAGCGGCGGCCAGAGCGTGCCCCTCGGAATGGCGAGTCACTGACGAAACTTTCTGCGCGCGTCGCTCGCATAGCTGGGCGCATTCCTCACGTGCGGCGCGTTCGATAGAGAGAACAGCAGCGCGCAGACGTTCGCTATTCATCTCGCGTTGCGTGAAACCGGCCGACTCCATTGCACCCAACAACCGCTGAAGATCACGAATGTTCATCGCCGCTCCCCTTCGCTGCGTCGAACCACTTAGCGTGTTGCTTGCAATACAGACCGTCAGGTCCATATCCAGGCTTTCTCACACACTGGTGAGATAAAACGCTGCGTCCGGTATCCGAAACAGCCATCGCGCACATAGATGGATCGTACGGCGTTCCCTTTGGTGATCCAGCCCATCTCCGGTATCGCATCGTTTCTGCTTCCTCCCGCGTAATCGGTCCGCGCATCACTTCTCCCCCGCCCGCTCACCGCGCTCGATTTCGGCTCGGTCGATGCGCTCGACCCATTCAATCTCATCGATGACGTATCGACTGCCGTAGTTATCAAACTGGTTACGCTTCACCAGAACTGTTTGGCCGGTGAGTTCCGCAATGTAGCCCGTGCAGAGCGCGGTACCCTTGGAAATACGAAAGTGCCACGTCTCGCCGTGCGCCGGTTGGAGCGCCGCCCCGCTAACTGGCGATGCTGCGGCCAGATCACGAATCGCAGAAAGCGCTTGCTCGACAGGCTTGACGCCGAACTCACCTCGATCACGCCACTTCGGATCGACTTCACGCAAAAGCGCTTGCACCGCCTCAAACGCCCCGCTAACTGGCGATGCTGCCGCGCGGGCCTGCCACATAAGCCATCCGTCTTGAACGCGCGTATTTACATAGCGGTCGGGGTCGATGCAGCTTTTCATAAACGTAGCCGCGTGCTCGGGATACTGACGACGCCATGCCGCCTCGAACGCCCCGCGCTCGTCCAGCGCTGCTGCTGGCGCATGGTCCAAAATCAATTGCCGTTTTTCTTCTCGCGTCAATCCGGGCGGGACGTTCACGAACTCTTGCGCCGCTGCGGGCATAAATGGCGCAACCGCTTCTAGTTCATCGAACCACGCTCGGATATCGCGCTTCATTTCAGCGCACACATACTCATCTTCCAGCGCAGCCGACAACCATCGCCCGACATTCCATTCAGCCTGTGTCCACGGCGGCGGCTTGTGTTTTTCGCCTGCACGTGCTGCTGCGGCCGTCGGGGCGCCGTTGTACGTCAAAGAGTCGGAAACTCCGTGCGAGGAACTACCAGGCGGCTCGTAAGGCGGAATTCCCATAACGCCTTGTGGGTACACCTTGACCGCCGGCCCCGTGCTTGCGGCGAGGATGGCGCGAGCAAACGCTACGTATCGGCTCGGCCCGTTATGGAAGACGCCATCGCGAAATTCTTGCTGGGCAATTTCAATGATTTGATCGTCAGTCAGCATTCTTGCCTCGCATCGAGAGTGGTAAGAAGGTCGAGCAGTGACCCTTCGCAGTCGCGACAGCCCATTGCCCTTGCTGTACCGATGGCCCAATTGAGCGCACTTCGATGTTGTCGGCTCAACGGCCTCGGGCTGGCGGCTAGAAGACGCTTCACTTCAGCTTCGAGACGCGCAATCTTTGCCTCTGGCGTTTCACGTTGTTCGTCAGTCGGCATTGATGCCCCCCGTTGAGAGTGGAGAGAAGGGCGGCGAATTTCAGCAGCCCAGCACGGTCAAACGTCCACCAGTGGGCGAGCGGAATTCCCATTCCGTCATCGACGCCGTAACCTGCCATGCGAGACTCGGCATCTGCGGCACTCGTAATCTGCTCTGCCGTCAACGTCGCCGCGCGCTGCTCGGGCTTCGAATCCCGGCCGCCCTTCGGATGGTGGCATTTACCTTCGCCACGACATTGGCCCGGCAAATCGCAGATGCGGAACGAGCAGTTAGCGAAGGGCGGATTGCGTCGCTGCTCCCCCTTCGGTTCAACGCCGACTCCCTTCACGATGCTTTCGATGTTTGCGAATTGATCTTCGTCGAGCAATTCAGCGAGACGAGCCA